ATCTACTTTAGTAGGTGTTGTTTCTCCTAAGAAGTTAGAACTGCTATCAGCCTTAATAGGTGTTGTTTCTCCTAAGAAGTTAGAACTGTTATCAGCCTTAGTAGGTGTTGTTTCTCCTAAGTACCCGGACACGAGAGAAGATTTTTTAGGGTTCGTTTCACCTAAGAACTTTTCTGATGTGTTGGGGTTCTTTGGAGTTGTTTCGCCAACAAACTTTTCAGAAGCACCTACTTTAGTGGGTGTAGTTTCACCAACAAACTTTTCATTTGATTTTAATTTGTTTGTAGTTACACCCACTTTAGTTGGTGTTTTAGACGGTTTAGGGATGTTTGGTGCAGAATCTGCCAATGAAGAAAGTGGTGTCTTATCCATTTTCTTATTAACATCTGATATCTTTTTAGTATCCAAAGGTTCTTTCTTCAACATTCTAAATTTAGAAAGATCTGATTTTAAATCTTTTAATCCCATTACTTAAATCCCTTTGCGTTTATACCTTGTCTACTCTGTACTTTAGATATTTTGGATACTATCTTACCATCCACGTTAAGAATAATAGGCTGTAGTTGTATATCCTTCCGCAATCCCTGTATTTCTTCTAGCATTTTTTTATCTATATCATTATCACTTACTTCGGTTGTATCATTATTTCTACCAAATGAATCACCCAGTCCTAATAGAGTTGGTGCTATACTACTCATTGTCGCCAACGCAGCTACACCTGGAATTGATATTAATCCAGCTGAACCTACTGCTAATAACCCGGCTGCTACTCCGAAAAGTGCAGGTCCCAATGCTAATATAGGTAAGATGTTATCTGTAGAAAGATTGGTTAATACATTTCCCAAAGTATCTAATGTGGTATTGAATACCGCCATAAACGGCACCATTTGTTGTAGGGCTGCACCCAATACAAATACTGAACTAGCGATTACTAACATTGCTGCAGCTCCGGCTAAGATTGCTACAGTTCCTACACCACTCATCATTATTGCTCCCAGTAGAGCAACTGCTCCAACAAGAGCTAACATAGATACAACTGCCATACCAACTGCTTCCCAACTCACTTGCATGAACTCCTGAGCTGCTTTAGCGAAGATGAATACAGATGCTGCTACTAATGCTAATGCAGCGCCACCTGCTAATAGTTTTTTAGGATTTATTTGTTGAATACTTTTAGTCATCCCACCCATCATTGAACCACCACCACCTTTTCCAGCTGCCGATGATACACCACCACCTTTTCCACCAAATAAATTCCCAAGGCCTGATTTACCAGTTTGTAATTTGGTTAATATCATACTCTGTACAATGTACCCAGCCAATGCTGATGTAGCGTTCTTTATAAAATCAGGTGTACTTTCCCAAAAGGATGAAGCTGCTCCCATTGTTGTACTCAATATACCACTATTTTTTATTTCTTCATTATGAGCTGCTTGAGTTTCTAACATTTCACGTATCAAATCAACATTAACCCCTAATGATTCTGCATATACTTTTTGTCCTCTTGGTCCTAATTCATTAAATTGCTTCTGAGATACTAATGAATCTTTTATAGAATTTCCAAATTCCTCAACGTTCATAGCCCCCTGTTGATACAATAACGCTTGATTACGAATCACATTCATTGCATTGAATTGATCTTGTGAAATTCTACCTTGTAATAATGCTCTAGCTTTTGCTTGGTTTCTTAATGAGGTTTCAACATCTAACATATTATCAGCTATATCAGATAGGTTACTCATCGTTAACCCTTGCTTTTGAAGTTCTATATTTTGTTTAGCAAAGTTTTTTATTTGTTCTTCTGATGCCCCAACAAGAAGTGAACTGAAATGAGACATATCTTTAAATACATTACTTGCAGCTACACCTTCTTTTTCAGCCAACCGTTTTATGTTAGCAGTAAGTTCTTCACCATGATGATTGGCATGTTGGAAGATGTTAGCCAACGATGTAGCTCCTTCAATATCTCCTGTTAGTTTACCAATATCTGTTATGTTCCTAACTAAATCAGAAGTTAGTCCTTTAGCTGTTCCGAAATCCTCAACATATGCACGAGTCGCATGTTGTAATTCTTCAGTTGAAAAACGTAAACCTTTCATACTAAGCTGAGCTTCAAAAGAAGTTACTGTAAGTGCGCTTGCGGCATCGGCTGATAACCCCAGCTCTCTACGTAAACTAATCACCGTACCCAACGTACTTTCGAATGAACTACCAATGGCATCAATAGTTCCTTTTAATGCTATAGAAGCCATCTCTATTGATGTTCCAGCTTGTAACCAATCACCTAACAACCCTAGCCCACTATAAAGTTCATTATTAACACCCTTTAATACATCTTGGTATTCTTGTTCTAAATCCTTTTGATGTTCTTTTTCTTTAGTAAGTAATTCAGCATTAGATAATATTTCAATTTGAGTATCTAACTCTTTGATTAGATTTTTATTTAATATCTTACCATTTGATAATTGATCTTTTAAGTAACCATCTCTAGCTTCAATAAGAGTATTTAACCTATCGGAGATATCCACCTGACCGGACATCTCTTCTTTAATTCGTTTTGCAAGGTCTGCGGCAATCTTACTACCATCATAACTACTTTTAATTGAGTTTGCTAAATCTCTAGCAAAATCTCTAGCCCCTAATAACTCATCTTTTAAGTCTTTACTGTTTTGTACATCTCTTTTATTTGGACCATCTGCCATCAGTAGAACCTATATTAGTTATATATCAAGGAAGCTTAAATAAGTTTGTGGTGTTTTTTCTAATGAGCCGAATTTATTAATGAAAGCTTTTTTAAGAACCTCTTTTGTTTTCTTAACATTCTCTTCGCTATCTTTTATATCAATCTCAATTGATTTCAGTTTATCTTGGGAATTAGCATTTTTGATTCTACCCATTAGGTTATCAAGCAACCCCTCACTTAAACCTTTCGACTTTAATAGTTCTTTTAATTCCGATACATTTATTTTCATCATAAGTTCCTTTAGTATAAATATAGAAATACCCAACAAAATGTTGAGTATCTTTATCTTTTCCCTTTTTGCTTTAATTTTTGTGCATGGGTTTCATTGGCTTTATTCTCTGCTGTTTTAAAATCTAAGATTTTTCCAATGTAAAATTTACGGGCCCAAACAGGTAGATTATAAACATCTGAGAATGTGAATCCCCCATTACCATGATAGATTAAATCAAAAATATGAGAATGTACGTGTTGTCTGTAGTTAGGATTCAGGCCAAAAAAAGCCAACGCCCATAGGCAGTTGCATCATCCTCCTTTCTCCATTTTCTTCAGAAACAAACTCCCAATTCAAATCGATATCAGGAACTACATCATTAATATATTTTCGTAATGCTTTGGAATCCATAGCAAATAATTCATTATCAACAAATTTACTAATTAATTTAGGATCCACTTCACCATCAACTGAAAGGATGATATTTTTCAATCGTGTCGTTAAATCTTTAGATGTGTTATCTTTTAGCTTACGGCCAGCTTTCATTAACTCTTCAACTTGATGTTTTACTTTACGTTCCTTACTTTCAGTCATAGCCATAAAAGTAATTTTACGTTTAGCATGTGGTAATTCGAATTCAAATTCATTCTTATTTGGTTCGGTTTGATTTGAACCATCATATGGTTTGTTTTCAAACTGAGTTAAATCAATAACTTCTTTTTGTTTGTTGTCCGAAAACGGATCACTCATTTCAATTTCATAATCCTTTCCATATCCTAATACTCTAGCTGCTATCATAATAGCATTTTTATCACCAATAGTTAAATCCACATATTTAATAGGTAAACCTTCACCATTTGATATAATAAGTGATTGAAATAATCTATCCAATACACTACCATCTTTAATATACGATTGTGTTGTTAGTATATCTTCTTCCTTAGCGGTCATATACTTCATTTCTACTTTACCCGATGATAGCGGGTTATCTTTAGGGTAGATTAATCCATTTGAAGGTAATTCTATAATTTCCGTAGGGAATTTGTAATCTGATAATTGTTTTGCTTCGAATTGCTTCTTAACCATATTTACCATATCTTCATCTGAGATATTATCATTTTTGTATTCATCTTGCAAATCATTGCTCATAACTTCTCCATTTTAAAACTGTTTCTTTAGTATAAATATTAAAATTTTTAAATATAATTGTAACTTGGGTGTAATTCCGTATGACATTGGTTACACAACACCTTACCACTCACATTTTTAACTGTATGATATTTTATAACACCATCAACAATTGTTTTCTTTTCTTCAAATGTATATTCTTTTGTTTTATCTACAAATTCTGAAATAATACTTGCCATTGTTTTATCATTGTGATGTACTTCTAATCTATCCGTACTTCCACAGTTTGTACATTTAAAATTATCTCTTTTTAAAATAGGATATATCCAATTCTCATATAATCGTTTGTTATTTCTAACTAACATATTAATTGTACTAGAACCACCATTCCATTGTGAATGATTTTTACCATATTGAGTTGGTACAATACCACCTAATCGATTTTCTCTCATTCTCTTAGAATATTCTAACCTACGAATATCAGTATATGATTTACTTATTTTCAACCCAGCCTTTTTCAATCGTATATCACTTTCTTTAGTTAAACCCACATTCCAAATTGAACGTTCGCCATTTTTGAATTGCTCTTTCCTAGTTTCTGCTGAATTATTTATGGCTGTTTGATTATGTCCCCAATTGTTATTGATTCGAGAAATATGACCACGTTTATATTCTTTAAATTCACCATTGAACCAATTTACAATTTCACCACAACCACATTTACATTTAGGATAATCACCACCTAAATAAAACTCTACATAGAAATCTTTTGATTTAATCTTATGAATTCTACCATTATGTCTCCTAAGAGAATCATAGTTATCAAATTCCTTACTACATCTTTTACACTTATGTTCTTCCATACATATATAAGTATGTAACTTTTACTTTTGATTATACATTTCTATAACTTTTTTGATAAAAAAATACCCCGAATTTATTTTTCGAGGTATTAATAATAAGTTTGTGCCTACATCAAAATTGAAGTATGGCGTAATCATAAGTAAGTGTTAATTCAACTTCTGCGATATCTTCACCTGTATAATCCATATCGGAGAATTTAGCTGTTTGAATAAATGCTCCTTTAAGAGTCCATTCTTCAACCTTATCTCCCACTGGACCTAAACTATTAAATGTAATATCTTTTTTGTAGAAGTCAGAATATCCATTTCGACCTGTAACGGATTCGTGATGTAAACGTATCCATTCCATTGTTGCTTGTGCTGCTGATGGAACTACAGGATCGTATAATGTGATTGATAAATCACTCCACTCACTTCTTCCTTTAACGTATCTCTTCACGTTAATATGGTCGATAGTAACTTTACCGTTTGTTATTTCTGGTCTATTAGCTGCTTTAATTAAATATGCAGGCATCCCTTCGATGTACATAATAAACCTATTACTCATTTTAGGTTCAAATGATGTAAACATCACTTCAGTTGGGTCTAATAATTGTGCCATATAAATTTCTCCGTTATTCTTATCTCTTTAATATAAATATCAACTTTCTAAAAAAGTAAAGTCCCCCAATGAAGGGGAACTATATATTATTCAGGAAATGTTGCTCCTGTTGGTAACACATTGAAGTCAAGAACAATAAATTCTGCTGTCTTAGATGGTTGTAAGTAAATCTCACCTACCATTAAGTTTCTATCAATCACATCTGGAGTGTTGTTGGTTTCATCCATTACAACTCTAAATGCAAACAATCCTTGTCTTTGTTGAATTGATTCTAAGTAAGGATTAACAATCGATAAGAATCTATTTCTAGTCGCTGCTGTGTTTTGTTCGAATATTAGGTATCGAGTAGAAGATGCGATGAACTTCTTAACTGCGATTAATAATCTTCTAACATTAATTCTATCCAATGCTGATGGTTTAGCCTGTAATGTTTTTTGGCCAAACACAGTAACACCTTGTCCTGGGAAAGTTGCGATAGGATTTACTCTACCTTCATATAATGAATCTCTCTCAGTTCGTGTTAATCTAGTCTTAGCTTCGATAACATTTGTTAAACCACCTCTATTCAATCCTGCTGGAGCGAACCATTCTGCTGCAACCTGGTCATTAAATGCTATAACGCCTGGTAATGCTACTGAAGGTGGCACCCATACTGGTTTGTTCTTATCCGAATCTAATATCTTAACCCAAGGATAATAAGTTGCTACGTAATTTGAATCAAACGCTTGAACTGTATTAACTGTAGTTGATATTGAATCACCATATGCTGCTGCATCCATAACATAGAATGTATCTTGTCTATCTTCACACATATCCTTAGCAAATGTAGTTACTGATGAATGTAATCTATGTATTAACCCTGGAATTACTACCATATTAATATCAAATTCATCAGGGTTAGATACTGCATTAATTGCTTTTCTAAACGCTACTGTTCCTTCTGCTGTATTTGATGAACAATCCCATCCTTGTGTATTTCCTGCTATAATATCATTCCCAACAGATTTAATTCGGTTTGGTTTGTATCCATCAAATCCACCTTGGAATGGTACTAAGAATTTACGAGTATCAATTGATGTTTCAGTAGTCGTAAGGTTGATAGAGCCAGAATATGCAGTTGCCGATGTTGGGAAATTAGCATTCGCGTTTTGTGAATAATCACCTAAGTAAAATGCCGTTCCTACTGTTGCTGTTGCAGAATCAGGTGTTGGTGCTAAGTAATTTAAATTATCAGTTGTGGCAAAATCAAAATTAAATCCTAAGAATCTTCTACTGTTATATGAATCATTAATCGTTTGGTCTGATATGTATGTTGGTGCTGGCAAGCTCCAAGCAGTTCCGTAAGGATTTTGCAATGCTGCGAATCCAAATGGTACTAATGATGGATCAATACCACCATTCTTAACCGCGGCTGAAACACTAACTCTTACATTTGCTGAGTTATTAGCGTAATCACCATTTGTTGATAATTTTCCATCTGAATCAACTGTAATATACTTATCACCAATAACTCTAGAAATAAAGTTAGGTGAATCTGGATCTAAGTTAACGTTTGCAAATTGTTCAACTAAGTTTGGTCTGATATCGGAATCTTCAACACCACTAAATACAGTATTGTTTATCTTATCTTGATCTACTCTTCGTACTATCACAGTAAACGAACCATATTCTGAACCCGGAACCGTTCCTGCTGGTTTTACATCTTGAATACCAATTTTAAATTCGTAATTCGTAGCTGTACCATGAGATAATGTATAGAACTGAAATAAGTTAGTGGTGTTTCCACCAACTTTTTGAGATACTATCCACGGTGTAGATGCTTCTGTATATGCTTTTGTATAATCTACATCTGAAGCGGTTATAGCTGTTATTGTAACCAACTCTCCTGTTGCGAATGATGATGATTGGAATGCTTTAAAGTTACTAAGCATATATCCACTCTTAGATCCTTTAGGTGAAAATCCAAATGTTTTAGTAATATAATCATCACTTGTTGGGTTTAGTGATGCTGAATAATCAACTGTGGAAACGGTTGAGCCGGAAACTGTTAATACAAATGCTGATGCGGTTGGTACGTTTACGGAACTACCTGCAAATACATCTGTATCTGATGTAACTTGTATAGTTGGATGTATAACTGCGGCCACATATTCACCTGCTGATGATGATATTTGTAATGCTATTGGATTTTCAAGTGTATACCCATCTTGTCCTAATACCCTCACAATTGTAGCGGTTCCTGCATCTTCCAAATAAGTTTGTGCGGTATATGGTAGATATGAATCTTCTGTTAAACCACCGAATTTTTGGATAAATTCTTGAAATGATTCCACTTGTGTTGGGACGAATGCTGGGCCTTTAACGGTTGAACCAATTAAAGCTGCGCCAATCTCGCCAATTCCTTGAGGTAGAAATGACAAGTCCTTTTCTCTCGTAAAAACTCCAGGACTTACTATTCTTTCTGCCATTTAATTCTCCTATTATTTTATATTGTATATCTATAAATATCCATAAAAATTCTAAACGGTATATTTATTTTTT